AAAGTTGCGTTGCAACAAATGTGGGTTCACAGTGAAACTAGATAAGCAAAGACTGGTCGGCTGTGGTTGTGACCCTGATGCGCCTTCGTGGATTGCGTTGGAGAAGACTGGACGATTATTAAAAATGTCTGACGCGAACTATGATGTGATGGAAACCCATGCGTGACACTGGGAAACCTTCTCCGTGTCCGTGTGTTGGTGAACTGATAACAAAGGAGATACAGTGTGGCAAATATGAGGAAGACGAAGACGACTGAAGAAATTATTGCTGACTTAAGAAAGCAAGTACAGCAGTTACAAGAGTTGATAAGCCAGTTGAAGGGTGACATGGCTTCTATTGAAAGGGAACTAAACCGATGACAGCATTAAAGTATTTAGGATGGTTTGATGATGCGGTGTGCAAAGGTATGGATGGCAACATCTTTTTCCCTGACACACCGACAGGTATCTCGACCAAAGGTATCTTCATTGATGCACAAGCAGTGTGTAAAGGTTGCTCTGTGAAGAAGCAATGTCTTGCGTTTGCTATGGAAGCAGAAGAGTTTGAGCAACGTAGGTACGGTGTGTGGGGCGGCAAAACCCCTGCCGAGCGTTCGGTGTTGCGTTCGGGATATTGAAAAGCCCCACTCAACGCTAGGGAAGGGGAAACCTTTGCGGAATGGGGCAGTTCAGGTCTTAGTCTAACATGGTTTTGTTTATTTTGCTCACCTTGTAATCTGCCAGTTTATAGAGCAGGCTGTTGTCGGCTGTTGTTTGTGCACATTCGGCGGTACGGAACTTGCAGGCTTTGTTGATGTCGCGGGTGAAAGCGTGTTTGCGTTCTGTGCCACGCCACCAACCGTACTCTTTGCCTACTACTAGTCGGACTACTACATACAGGTATCGGGGGGTGTGTTGTAATGCCTGCTGTTTTTTGGTGTCTTGTCGTTGCCAGTTCCAGTAACGGTAACGACTGGCTGGTGTTCTCAACTGTTCTCAAAGTCAGTGAGTTCATGTATTAAGACAGTCCAACCCCAACGCTTGCGTAGCACCTCTACCACCTCTCGTGCTGTGGGTTCGTTTGTTATCCATGTGTTGATGAAGTCATCTATGATGTCGTTGCTAGTTAGCATTGTCATCTCCACGTTGGTCATAAGGCAACTTGAAATATGATTGTGCAGTCTCCCGATATGCTTCGGGGGTTGTTGCCACCTTTCCTAGTTGCCATTTGTAACGGTCACGAATAGCCTGCTCACGCTCAATCTTTTTTAGATACTGTCTTGTTGCTACGGTGTACCCGACTGCGAACCATATGATTGCCACTGCGTAGGTCATTTCGTTTCTCCTGTTCTATCGTTGGGTGTGTTCTCTTCTACTTGAATATCTATAACCTCGCCACCTCGTTCTTTGGCTAGGTCGTACTCTCCTGCTCTCCACTTTTCTTCTGCTTCTTCGGGTGTTTCTGCGTCAATGAAGTAGGTGGTAAGAGTTTCCTCTACAACATTGACCAAGTATTCTTTGGTGGTCATTGTGTCACCGCCTGTTTCATGCCCTGCTCAATCAACCACTGCGCCTGGTTCAACTGCTCAAGCATTGCGATAGTTTCCATTGGTGCTAACTCTCCTGTCCTAATACCGTCCGACAGTAAGAACCTCAAGTCCTCAAACTGGCGTACGATTTCTGCTCTGATAGTTTCTGTTGTCATTGCTGTTCTCCTTTGTTGTTGTTTGTTTTATATTGAAGTATGTATCTCAAACTCATCTTTGTTTATGTAATCAAACACATCTCTTGCTACATCCTCGGCATCGTCTTCGTTCTCTGCTTCAACACAAACTCTGCTGATAACCGTGACCAAGAACTCCTCGTCCTCATCACCAAACTCCTCTGTGCTTTCGCACCTAACAAACTGCTCGGTCAGCGCATCATCTTTGTATAGGTTCCACGCTTTCCAACAGTCCTCGTGTAGTCCCTCTTCAACTAGTTCAACATCATCAAACTCAAAGTCTCTCGCGGTGTACCAGTCGCCGTAGAACTCTTGTTTCATTCGGGCTACTGCTTCCGCTTCTGACTTGGCGTGTATCTTTTCTAAGTTCCAAACCGAAACCGAGTACTTGTTCATTCTTCTTCTCCCTTTATGTAGCCGAGCGGATACCATTCGTCACCACATTCAGCACAGGTATAGCCATCGGGGTATCCCTCTTCGTATGCTGGTTGTGATGATGCTCCTTTGTTTCTTGGTTCGTTAGCGCATTGAAAACAAACCAAACCACCCTCATCTAAAGAGATACCGATTGCCCCCTCTTCTGTTGGACAGTCTGAATATGGGTTCTCATTACCTTCGTTGTCTTCACACCCACACCAGTTGAATATCGCAACCTGTGTTTCGTGTGTTAGGTCAGCCATTTCGCCCCAACTGTAGGAGCGTTGGCTTGGGTCTGTGTCTTGCTTCATGCTTGTACCCTTTCTGCTTGTTGTTTGTATTGTCTGACCTGACAAGCGTGTGCTAACCAGTACTGCTCTAACGGGTCACCCCGTGTTGCTTTTGCGTTGCGGTCTGCTCGTTTCGCTTCCGCTTCATACGCTTTCAATATCGCGTTGATGTTCAGTTGCTTTGTGCGTGCCATGAGTTACGCCCAGTCGTGTGAGAGTGTGTAACCCCCACGATTTTCCACACCGTACAATGTCATTGACAAGTTGTGCACCAAGTGGTAGCCCAAGTCCATACCGCCACCGCTCACCCTGATTGCTCGCTGTCCGTTGCGGTCATTCACCTTGTCACCCAACGCAAGTGCGCTAGTCCAAGTGATGTCAATGAGTTGCCCGTCTTCTACTGTCTTCAATGAGATGTCTTTAGAGAGCCCCGAAGAAGAGACATGACGCAAGATTGTATAAACCTTTGGGTCTGTCTGTCCTGCGAATATCTCACGCAACCTCATCTTTGCTAGTTCCCTATCTACTGCTAACTGCGTCTTCTTCGTTATCATTGCTGTTTCCCTTTCTTGTTTGGTGTGATGTCGTATGTCTCAAACATGATGTTCTTTCCGTTTGCAAGTTGGACGAAAAACGATGTACCTAATTCGTCCACTGCTGTGTCGGTGATTGTCCCAGTCTGCCCACAGTATGCGTGGAACTGATTGGTGACTGTCACCTTTTGTCCTACTTCCATTGCTGGTTCCCTTCGTTGATGTTGATATGTCTAACCGTAGTACGAATACTATGAGATGTCAAGGATTATCTTTTCATCGTGGGTGTCGGGGACTTGAACCCCGATGTCTGCCAGTCACCCGACTTACTTGTTACCCGTTGGTAACTTTCATCCCGTCCGCCTGATGCCACGCTTCACCCTCACCCATAACGGGCTTCACCTTGTAATCTAGATTCCCGTAACGCTGGCGAGCGTCCACTATCTCCACCTCAAAACACAGTGCCGACCCTGCCACCTGTAACAGTGCTGTCTTGCCAATGTTCTGTGCTAGTTCTTGTGCGGTAGCCATTAGTTGCCTGCTTTCGCTTCTTCTCGTTCTTCTTGGACTTCGCGGTCTAGTCTCCGTACTTTTTTCAGTTGCTCTACTGCTTGCCCTGCTTTGTCCATCATGTGGTCATAGCCCCTAGCCCATGCGTAATCTAGGTCTTCTCTGTCCACCTGTTCTATGACTGTCTCCACTTCTTCCATCAACCGTTGCAGGTCTCGCTTCAAGTTGTCTAGTTCGGTTTCGTATCTGCTTGTTGCTTCTGTGTTCATTAGTTGCCCCATTTCTGACGCTCTGTAATCGTCCCAAGATAAACCCCTGCTAGGAAGATACCGACAAGGCACATAAACATCACTGCTTCGGGATAGTCCCGCAAAATATAGATAATCTCTTCCATTATTTCCCCGTTTCCGTTTCTTCTTCTTGTGTTGTGGCAACTATCGCCCCGACTATTTCTTCTTTTGTTGCGGTCATTGGTAACGTCACCGTTGGACGGTCAAAACCTATGCCCATAATTACTATCTCACCCATACATTTATCCCTTCGTTGCTTATTCTGCTTTTGCATCGTTCCCTAGTGAGTTCGTGACACTCTGCCGACTGTATCGGACTAGAGATACCCCGAAGGGTTTACCATTCAGTTTCGGTCATTATTTCCCAAGTATCGCCCGTCCATTTTTTTACAACGATTGACCCAACATAGTTGCCGTTGCTTAGGTCACGCCCTAGAAGATAGTTTCTTTTCTCTGCTCCTAGTAGTGCGTTTTCTTCCGTTGTGCACCTGAGAGTATAAAGTGGCGAATAGTTGCCACTCAATATCTGTATGGCGTATGGGTGCGTTTTGTCTGTGCGAATTGCTTTATCTTCTACGCCTTGCCATTCTTCTACTGTCATAATGTCCCCGTTCTGTAGTTGGATGTTGTTGTCTGCTTTCGCATTGTCCCTAGTCCCGATTGAACGGGCACGCCTGACGCGCTAGGGGAATTGTCTAGAGTCCGCAAGCCTTGAAGAATGTGTCAGGCTTGAAATTTGGGTTATCTTGCTGTAATCCCTGTTGAAGGTTGCGAATTGTCATTGAAATTGCTACCGCCATATGTGACTCTATATCTTTGATGTTGCTTTCCCCGTAGATGTCTCTGACTTCTTGAACACTTCGGCGGACACAATCCGCTATGAGTTGGTAATCTTTTCTTGTCATTCTTTGCCCCTTGTCTGTAGTAGTTGTTGCTATCCCTTACAAATACAACTATACAGGGACGTAATACACTTGTCAAGTCTTTTTTCAATATTCTTTTGATATATCACCAAACAATATCCCCATCACCAAACAAGATAAAGAGACGTGAACCATCACCGACAAAGATACACGCATAATGAGAACCATTCCCACTAGGCGACCTCGCCCGATACAAACAATGTGCAGTGGGTATGCAAATACTTTTGAGAAGGCTACCTATATTACTGGTCGGTAACATAATGTTTTTGCATGGTGACTGCAAATATATATGACAGTAATTAACTAACCAGTCAATTAGATACCTCGCAACTGGGGCTCTGCCGCGCCACCCCTACCCATACCATATGTATATCGTCGCGGGATGTTTTCACTCTTTTGGGAGTTTGTTGGCTAACGTCTTTGGCGTGATACGTTTCGACGCTACCCATGCCTTGGAAGGAGCAGGTTGGGCTGTCATACAGTTTAAGTCGGACCCACTTCTTTTTAGAGCATCGTTTATGTTTTTCCGCAGAGGATAAGAATGTTCAGACTGGCTACACCTCTACAACCCGAGGGCAAGTCGCGTATGCGACGCGGCAGATAAGTAAAACTACAAGTAACAAAACCTAAAACACAGTAATGCTCCCCCCACAGTTCGCCCTACAAAGGACAGGTCGCCGTAGCCAAACTCTTTAAGCCGACACCAAAATATAAACATATGACGTTGTTTACGCTGCTCCCCCACATCAAAGCATAGGGGTCGAACCACGTTCCCGTGGATAAGCCCCACACCACGCAAACGGTGCACAACCCTTGGTTGCCCAATCCTATTCATCTAGGGTGGGACTTGCTCGTTTGCTGTCTCCCGACAGGTGTCACAAGAGAGTACCACATGTCTGCTATTCTTGCAACATGGCAACAAAAAAGAAAACTCCCACATCAGCAAAACCAAAAAACAGCAACGACAATCGTGACATGCAACTTCGCAACAATGCACTTGCAGCAAGAGCAAAATCAGAGGCTTTCTACGGTGCTAAGTCGTTAAGTGTTCGCATGTCAGAAGCAGGTTATGGAAGCAGTGGTGTTTTTGCTAGAGCGTTTGGAAAATTTGGTGGCGGTGGACCGCTCACTCGCGGCAAGTAACACCAAGTAGACTCACCCCATGGCAAAAAAGAAAATGACATCACCAGCAAAATCTGATACAAGCGGAATGTCACTCGCAGATTTTAAAGCCAACTACACCACAGCAGCACCAAGTTCAGCATCAGTAGGTATTGCAGGAAAAACTTATACAGCACCTGGAACAAGCAAAGCGTATGTTGGACCAAACTATACAAAAGATTCAAAAGTTAAAACCGCTGGTAAAGGTTTCGCAGGAAGCGGAACACCACTAGGAACATCTATAGCAGGGTCGAACCTATCCAAAGGCAACGTAGCCAATGCCGCGTTACTTGTTACAGCACTCCCAGCCAAAGCAGGTTCAGTAGTAGCCGTTGGAGGAGGAAAAGTAGTATCTAAAGTCCTCGGACGATACGCAGTGCCATCGGTTCAAGGTGCAGCACAAGGTGCTTTCACATCTGCAACCAAAGGTCTAAACGCAATTAGTGGAGGAGGGCGCGTATACAAAGCCAACACCGTGTTCGGACCAACCCTTGCGTCAACCAAAATTGCTTCATCCGCACAAACCGCGGGTCGACTTACAGGCTTAGAAGCGAACGCAGCACGAATTGCCACAGACTCGGCACGTGGTGCAGCAGCAGGCGGCATAAATATTGTCAAAGATATTCAAACAGGCAAAAAAATCCTTAAAGGTGCAGCAGCACTTGGTGGACTATACGCAATTAAAAAGAAGTAGTCTTATCCCTACATGGGAACCAAACGTAAAGTCAACCCCGAAGACAAACAACGATTCTTCGCAGCCATAGCAGCAGGCTCATCAATAACCGAAGCGTCACGCATCTCAGGTGTACACATCAACACAGGCTCACGATGGTTAGCCCAATCCAAAGCAGCCAAAGCCAAACTAGACGCAGCAGTACTCGCAGTCACCAAAACCAAATCACGTGAAGGCGGCGCACAATACCGCCAATACGAACAAGACCTTGATGAGTCAAACAACCTGCTACCTGCCATCCCCCACAACCGTTTATGCGACGAAGCCCTACGCGGCTTACATGACTTCGACTTCTTTAGAAAACATTACCTGGGTCGTGTCCCGTCACCATGGCAAGTAGAGGCAGCCGTCACCCTAGTAGCCATGTTAGAAAACCCTGAAAAAGAATTTGTTGTCTTAAACGTCCCACCAGGAGCAGGCAAATCCACCCTCTTCCACGACGTAGCCGTATGGTCTATTGTCCGTAACCGTGCCATCCGTGTGATGATTGGTTCCATCTCCCAAGCAATGGCAAAACAATACTCTCGACGTATCCGCGAAACCTTAGAACGTCAACAACCAATCCACCCAGACCCAGAAATTGTTAAGAAAGGTTTAGCGGTGGACGCTCAAGGATGTTTGTCAGTCGACTACGGTCGTTTCAAACCATCCGACAAAGGTGCACTATGGCGTGCAGAAGAATTTGTTGTAGAACAATTAGATGGCAACGGGTTAGATAACAAAGAACCAACCGTACGTGCATACGGAATTGACTCAGAATACATCGGACACCGCGCAGACCTGTGCCTTTTCGACGACGTGGCATCTGTAGACAACGCTCGTGAAGGCAACACTCGTGACAAACTGTTGGAACGGTGGGACCAAGTAGCCGAAGCCCGTGTAGACCCAGCAGGACTCCTTGCTGTTGTAGGTCAGCGTCTCGGTTCAGGTGATTTGTATGCTCATTGCCTCAACAAAATCACGTATGACATCGACGATGATGATTATGACGGGTCAGACATGACCACACCAGAGTCTTTCGCTGCCACAGAACCAGTTAAATCCTCTAAATACAAGCACATTGTGTACAAATCTTATTACCCTGAACTAGATGACGGTCCCAAATCACGTCGATATGATGCCAAACCATACCCTGAAGGACCTTTACTGGACCCGCAACGTCTCGGTTGGAAAGATTTGTCGTACATCAGGTACTCTAACCCGCGCACATTCAAAGTTGTGTACCAACAAGAAGACGACGCAGACGACACCAACCTAATCTCGCGTGTGTGGATAACAGGTGGGGTAGGACCCGACGGTGTTCTCTATCAGGGTTGTATAGATAATGACCGTTTACCTGGTCAAGTCCCTGAAGGACTCACCCCGCCAGTCATTTCACTGATTTCTGTTGACCCATCCCCATCACAGTTCTGGGGTATCCAATGGTGGCTGTACCAGCCTGCAACAAACCTCAGATATTTGATAGATGTCGAACGAATCAAACTGACTGCCGAAGAACTTTTAGGTTATGACACCTCTACAGGGGAATACTCTGGTCTGTTAGAGGATTGGACTAATCGTGCGTTCAGTTACGGCTACCCTGTATCACACATCGTGGTTGAGGTCAACGCCGCCCAACGATTCCTCTTAGCCCACGACTTTGTTCGCAAATGGCAATCACGACAAATGGTAAACATCATCCCCCACACCACACACCGAAACAAATTCGACGAAAAACTTGGTATCGAAGCACTACTCCCACCCCTCTACCGTTCAGGAGCAGTACGTCTACCAACCATGCGTGGCAACTGGAAAACTCTTGCACTAGTAGACGAACTCACCAAATGGTCGCCCGACAAAAAAAATGGTACCGACCTTGTAATGGCAAACTGGTTTGCAGAACTACACTTCCCAACAGTCGGCGGCATAAAACTACCACCACGACAATGGCGACCCTCATGGATGCTGAGTGGCAATTAAGTATAGTATTGTTGGCATAGCCATCTACTGTAGGAGAACTACAAACAGTGCAATCAGTTGAACAAATAGTAGCCCTCTACAACGCCCGCCGCGAAGCGCAAGGACCCATCCTGCGCCGTATGCGCGAAGTAAGAGACTTAGCAAATGGCGACATCGTAATACCATTATCAGAACTTGACCGCAACGCACGAACCAACGTAGCAAACCTACTCGTACAAGGCTTAGACCAAACCTCTATGCGTATCGCATCAACCATGCCGATGCCATTCTTCCCACCAATCAAACAAAACAACTCAGACTCACAAGAACAAGCACGCCTTCGCAAAAAAATTATTTTGTCATACTGGGACAAAAACAAAATGGGACTCAAAATGCGTCGACGTGCAAGACACTTCCTCGCATACTCATCCAGCCCTGTGTACCTACGCCCAGATTTCAAAACGCTCACACCAACCTGGTCTATTCGCAACCCGCTCGACACCTACGCTGCACCACACGAAGACCCAGACAACCTAGTCCCAGATGACACAATTTTTACGTACACAAAAACCGCTCAATGGCTTATCGACAATTACGGTCCACAAGTTGTTGGCAAACTTCGCATGGGACGTGTGACACCAGACTCACGTTTCACCATTCTTGAATACTGTGACGATACAGAAATTGTTTTGTGTGTTATGGGTGCGCCAGTCGCAGAAGGAATGACACCACCAGAACGAGCAGGATTAGAAACACTTGAACTAGAACGCATGCCGAACCGTACAGGTATGCCACTGTCCGTTATCCCAAGTCGTATCTCATTAGATACCCCAAAAGGTCAGTATGACGGTGTGCTTGGAATGTATTTCACACGCGCACGTTTACAAGCACTCACAGAAATCGCTATCGAACGCGGCATCTTCCCAGACGAATACTTGGTAGCACGCGCAGGCGAGAACCCTGAAATTATCCAGATGGCTGACGGAAAAACAGGACAATTAGGTGTAGTTAAAGGCGGCGACATTCAACAGTTACAAACAAACCCAGGCTACAAAACTGATACAGCCTTAGACCGTCTCGAACGCCAAGAGCGACTTGAGGGTGCTATCCCTGCAGAATTCGGTGGAGAATCAGGCACCAACATACGAACTGGTCGCCGCGGCGAAAACGTACTGTCATCCACAATTGACTTCCGTGTACAAGAAGCCCAAGCAGTATTTGAACAAGCACTCTACGAAGAAGACAAGATTGCTATTGCTATCGAACTAGCCTACTGGGGCAATCAAAAGAAATCGTTTTTCCTACAAGGACGCGCATCAGGTGGCATGACCAACTATGTGCCAAACAAAGTATTCGAAACCGACTTCCACTACGTCACATACCCATCATCAGGTTCAGATGTCAACGGTCTTATCGTAGGTTTAGGTCAAAGACTGGGTACAGGTTTGATGTCGAAAGAATCAGCACGTGAATCCGACCCGTTGATTACCGACCCTGAACTAGAAAAAGACCGCATCACATCCGAATCAGTAGAAGCCGCGCTGCTGTCAAGTATCCAAGCACAAGCCGCTGACCCTAACGGACCATACCAACCAGATGACCTCGCATACCTAACTATGCTTACAGTAGAAAAGAACATGAGTTTGTATCAGGCTGTACAAAAAACTCAGCAACGCGCACAAGAACGTCAAGCAGCGATGGCACCACAAGGCGCACCAGAAACAATGCCAGGATTAGCAATGCCAGGTATGGGTGCAGAACAACCTGCAGCACCAGCAGGTCCAGGCGGTGTGGAAGGATTGTTAGCACAACTTGGTGGACCACCAGCAGGCGCAATGGCACAACCAGGAACACCTGGAGCGGTACTCAGTTTAGGAGGGAGACTATAAATGGCAGCATACGGACAACGCACAGATTTGAACATGGCACCATCAGCGGTACCAGGACAAACATACGGTGAAGCAGGCGCACAAATGGCTGCACAACGCGCAGTACCAATGGGCGCACCACCAGCACCAGCACCACCAGCACAAGGTGCATCAACTTCATACACAGCACCAGGTCAACTTGGACCATTGGACCGACCAACAGAACGCCCTAACGAACCTGTAACCGCTGGCGCACCATTCGGACCAGGGCGTATGTCACAAGGAAACGCATACATTGGACCACGCAACAGCGACCCAATCCTTGACGAACTACGCGCACTATACGCAACTTACCCAAGTGATGAACTTGCAGACATGTTGGATTCCTATTTGCGCGAAGGCTACTAATGGCTGGATTCTTTAACGTCTTCGATTCCGTAGACGAGGAAAATAATGACAAAGACGCGCAAGGGAACATTGACGCACAAAACAAAATCGCTAAAACAATCACACCACAACAAGCATTAGCAGCAAGTCAAATCTACAAAAAATCTCCGTGGATTCCAGCACGTGTCATTTTGGACATGGCAAAAAATCCGAACCTTTCGCCACAAGCACAAGAAGCAATATCGGGTATTGCTGGCAAAAAATATATTGAAACAAACACACCTAACAAACCTGATGACCGTAACTGGTTTGAAAAAACTATTTACGACCCAGCCAAAGCAGCAACACGATGGGGTTTTGCAGCATTGCAATTCACACCTGATGCAGTACAAAACGCTGCGTCACAAGCATTTTCTGGCAACGACCCTGCAGGTGTCGACGGATGGTTTGCATCGACAGCATTGGGTGCGATGGCTTCAGGTCAAGACACAGGTAGCGGATTTTTTCTTGGTGGGGAAGCCGCAAAAACTCAAGCACAAAAAGCCAAAGATTTTCGGGGAAGTATTAACAATCATGCTTGGACTGTTGGGCGTGGTGCCGCCGACATTGTGTTCACACCAGGAACCAAAGAGTACTCACTGCTTTCAGGGTTCTTTGACGCTGCTGTAAACATTTTTGCTGACCCAACACTGTACGCAGGTCAAGCGTTCAGATTAGCAAAAACTGGCGCATACTCAGATAAAACTGTTAAGGGCTTGGTTGGCACCCGAAAAATATCTCAAGGATTAGCAAAACAACTTGTTGACCGTGGTCTGGTACAAACAGACAAAATTCCTGAGTTAACTGGAGAAGTGGCAATTGCTGCATCAAAACTTGCCAAAGGCGAAATAGGTTTAGATTCCGCTGAAGCAATCTCATTTAGAAATTCCGACTACTTTGCATGGTTTGAACAAAACAATAAAGCAGTCAGAATGGCTACCCGTATCGCTGGTTTTGGCGAAGAAGCAACCACACAAATTGCTGCACGAAAACTCACTGGGACAGCAGCATCAGCGTTACGTGGCAAAGCAGCATTTCAAATCATGGAAGATTTCAAGGGAACTATCGACCCTGGAACGGCAGCACGTCTAGCAGAAGCAGACACGCCTCTAAAAGTTAAAGCAATCATTGGTGAGGCTGCTGCACGTCTATCAGCAAACGTTGAAGATGTTATGTTGCCACGCCAAATTGGTGACATTGCAGGAACAGGTGCAACAGCCGCCGCCCGTGAAGTTATCCGTGAACGAATCCCACTGTACCGAACCATTCGCAACAGCAGATGGTACACAGACATTCCTACAGAAAACGTATTGAACTTTGGCACTGGATTGGAACGGTCCAAGGCTGTCACAAACATGGCGAACTTTTTGCGTGGACTAAAAATTCATACCGCACTACCAGAAATATTTGACAATTTTGTTGGCGAAGCAATGGCAGGACTGTCTTTGGAAAACGCCGCAGAACGCAAGGTTGCTGCAGAGAACATTTACGGCAAGTTTATTGAAATTATTACCGAACAATCTGGTGGTGATGTAAACATTGCTAGAGAAGCAACACGCAGAATCAAAGAAGAACTAGCCAAGATTCGTGTGTTCGGTGCAGACGAAATGGGCAACTTGGATGATGGTGGTTTGCTGCAACATTTGCGTCAACTTGGTTTGTCCGATAAAGAATTATCTCGTTTTGGTCGAGAAGAACTTGACCAACTTCGAATCCAAGGACCAACAGCACTGGTAGAACTAGCAGAGAACGTATATGTTTTGCCAGACTACAGAAAACTTCGCGCACTAACAGGAAACAAAATAACCAAGTTTGCTTTGACTAACGCCAAAACTGGCGACCAACGACTAATTCCTGCAATTGCCGAACAACTCCAAACAGAAGTATGGAAACCAATGGTTCTAGCCACAGGTGGATATGTGGTCAGAAACATGATTGACTCACAAATTCGTATCGGTGCCCGCGGCTACGAAAACTTTTTTACACACCCGTTTCATTTTATTCAAACCGTTATGGGCAGCCGTTACGTTGGTCCACTTACAGGAAACCTAGACGGAAAAGCCATCACATTTGAAGATTCGCTAGACGACGTAAGTGGTGCCCTTACAAAAGTTTTGAATGATTTTAAGGATTCAACAAGCAAAACTTTATATCAATCACAATTGATTGACCCTATTGCCGCCAATGAGCGCATGTTGCGAACCGAAAACTTTTCGCTCATCGACAGAAGTTTAGACGCACCAGGGCACACAACTGGGTATGTTGACAACCTTGGTCAAATACACAATGACCCTATTTTGCGTCGAGTGGCATCAATATGGAATCTCCCAAAAACAGAACGCACAGCAGGAATTGTTGATTGGTTGGAAACATCCACCGAAGGCAAGGAGGCTGCAAAATCCATTGTTGCATATTTCAAAAACGGTGTTCGAATTTCTAATAGCAAAGGAAAAACACAGTTCATCAAAATAGACAATATCGATGACACAAACTTAATTGCTGCCTGGGTTGACAAAGCCGCAAGCGCAAAAATACAAACAATCATTCGAGGCGATGAAGAACTCCGATTTGTTGTAGCGCATAACCGTGTGCCAAGAATCCAAACAATCCTTGACGAACGCGGCATTGAGACAACACGCCCAACTGCAACCCCAGATGGACAACTTACATCTGAAGTTCAGTTTGAACCAAGAATGAATCCAAAAAGATTAGACACTGTTATCTACTCCGAAGATTCAACAACCAAAGGTGTCGGCGGTTTGGTTAAACTTGATGCTGGTGGAGAAGGAATTATTGTTCGTTTAGACAACTATGTTGTTGAAGACCCATTTAATCCAGGAACAACAATAACCCAACCCCATGCAATTATCCAACCTGTTGCGCCAGGTGAAGCGTTTACTGTTAAAACAAACGACCCAGGTTTGTTTGGTAGTAAAGATTTGCGCGAAATGGTAGACCTAAAAGGCAACCAAGGAAAACTTGCACAAAAAGTAAAAGTTGCTAACCGTATTGTTCAAGGCAAAACAGAAAAACTTGACCGTCTTAGCAAATCATTAGACAGCGGTGTCGACTGGTTCTTTACAAAACTTGTTGGTAAAGCAACACAAAAACTTGAACGCTCACCACTGTACCGTCAAGCGTTTTACCGTGAAGTCGCAGACAAAGCAAAGTTGTTATCACCAGAAGAGCAAACCCGTTTGCAACAAAACATCACAAAATATGTTGAAGATTTGAACGCCAACCTAGTTGACGAATTCAAAAAAGGGTCAATGACTGTAGAAAAATATGTTGGCAACAAAAACATTTACGACAAAATCTTTGGCAAAGTATCAACAGGTGACGGAACCATTGAAGAACTAGAACAATTTGCTTCAGCGATGGCTGTCTATGACCTCAAAAAAATCTTGTACAACGCCCAAGAAAAGAACAACCTTGAAGACATGCTGCGAGTGGTTATGCCTTTTGCTACAGCGTTCCGTGAAACCCTCGGACAATACTCCTCATACCTGATTGAAGACCCGTCGCGTGTCCGTAAAACACAGTTGGCTTTCAACGCAGCAAACTACGACTCAGACAACCCTGACAACGCCTTATCTGGCTGGTTTGACAAAGACCCTACCGATGGCAAAAACGTGTTCAACTTTCCTGCTGGTGGATGGGCTGGTTCGTTACTAGCGTTCCCAATGAAGGGTGCTTTCCAAGTTTTGAACCTTCCTGGTGGTGGTCCTGTAGTGCAAATTGCTGCATCGGAACTGTTGCCAGATACACCAAAATTGGATTTTGTGCGCAATATGGTTTTGCCGTACGGTGATGTTGGTTTGAAATCGTTAGCACCGAGTTGGGCTGTCCGTGGAATCGAAGCCATCAGGGGTGACACAACCAACATGGCAACAATCTTCGGTACGACGTACGCAGAAACAGTGCGTTTCTTGGTGCAAACTGGCGAATACAATATGCAGGACCCGAACGAAGTAGCAAAAATGTATTCGGATGCAAAACGTAAAGCAAGAGTGATGGCAGGTTTACGTGCCCTATTCCAGTTCACTGGTCCTACCTCGCCACGGATTGACTTCCGTTTAGAAACTGATGGCGGTGACATTACTGCTTCTGCTTTGTCGCAAGAGTTTTATAAACTACAAGAAAATAACCGTGATACAGCAGTTGATGAGTTCATCAAAAAGTTTGGTGAAGATGCCTTCATATATCTTGGACACAAAACCGAACCAGTCAAGGGAGGCTTAGAACCAACCAAACAATTTGATGCATGGCAACGAGGCAACGGCGACCTGTTCAACGAATACGGAAACACCGCAGGGTACTTAGCCCCTGGCGGAGATGGGTTTAGTTTCCAAACTTGGAACCGTCAACTTAATAACAAAAACCGTCGACGACTCACAGCCCCAGAAATCGTGGCTGCAGCCCAATACAAGATTGGTTCATCTATCTACCGTGAGAAACGAAACCAACTAGGTGACACCCTTTCTTCTGAACAACGTGATTGGCTATCGCAATGGCGTGGATTCCTCAATCAAGAATACCCAGGTTTCCCAGCCAAAGCCCAATTCAACCCTGGTGAACTAGATGCTTTCACCAAAGAACTACGCAACCTAGTATCTGACAGCCGTGTTTCAGATAATGCAACAGCACAATCAGTGAAACAGTACTTGGATGCCCGCGATGAAGCACTACAAAAAGCCTCTGAAGTAGGGTTAAGTTCATTGGATTCTGTTCGTGCGCAACCTTTGAAGGACTGGTTGAGTAGTATTGCAGCAACGCTTGTTCAGCAAAACCCTGAATTCGCACGTATCTTTGAAGATAAACTTGCAGGAGAAGTAGACTAATGGCAAAAGACCCAGTAACAGGCGAAGAAATAACCACCGTGCCTTCGTTGGTCGCACCATCTGCACTTGGTGCTTCATCCAGTGGTCTAGCCCCAGATGTAAAACTTGGTGTACGTCAGGCTATCGGCGCAGAAATGGAAGGATTCACACCACTGCCAGGTGACATTGTTTCCACCACCCCAATCTCAGCCAAAGAAGCAACATCTGCACGCATCCGAGAAACTGTTGCCCCAGAATCATTTGGTTATGTTGGGCAAAACCTCGTAGACGAACGCGGTGTCATTGTCCGTGGACAGTACGACCCAGCCAAAGAAGCATATAGCGAACTAGCAAGACTTACCGTAAATGACCGTATTGGATTACAGCAGTCATTCGCTGCGCGAGGACTTTACCCAAAGAACTATCGCCCAACAGGAATGTTTGAATCAGCAGACCTTACCGCAATGGAATCATTTTTGCGTTACGCAAACTATTCTGGTGTCACAACAAAAGTGGCACGCACATTATTCCAATCAGAATATAAGGCAACTGGTGGTCTTGGAAAAACTGTTCGACCTGACGCTAAACAAGATTTGGATGCTGCAGTGGACACAGTGTTCAGACAGTTCATGGCACGTGATGCAACCCCTGAAGAGAAGGCTGCGTTCCGACAGATGGCTTTCAAACAGAAATCAACTGAAGCCTCTGGTGGTGCTATTGCACCAAACATTGGTGTTGCAGCAGAGGCGTATGCTTCTCAACAGTTTGGTCCTGAAGCGCAGGCTACTAGTGCTGCTTCGTTGTTCGATATTTTGGATAAGAAAGTTAAAGGACTCGCATAATGGCTGCAAGTGATGATGTCAAAAAACTAAAAGAACTTATTGACAATCCAAGCGTAAAGGCTGGCGGTCAAGCACAATACAAAAACAAGTCGTACGGTCTTTCAGAGTTGAACGTACTTCTTAAGGCAGCACAGAAAGTTGCTAAACAAGAAGCAGATTCCCGCATGGTCCAAAGCGGAAAAGAATTTGAGACACAGGTAAACCTGGAACTAAAAACAGGACGTGAAGAATCTGCTCTTAAAGAAAAAACAATTAGAGCAAGAATCAATCTTGAAGCCGAGTTAGCAAACCTAAGTCTTGCTTTGGAAAATGATGGAGATATTCCAAAAGCACAAACAGCGGTTCGTGACGCATACCTAGTGCTTCAGGGTTTGAACCCAAAAGATAAATTATTGAAAGGTGTAACAATTCCTGCCGCTACTGTTGGAGTTAGCGAACGAGAAGGATTGCCACAAACAGGTGCAGCGAAATCTTCGTTTGTAGGCAAAGAAGACCTGACGACCACAGTAAAAAGTAAAGTCCCTGTAGTCAAGGGTGGCAACAATGTCGAAGTAACCACCTACATGGATGGTCGCGTGACCGAAAAAATATTGGGACCATCAACACTCCCAGACACCGCACCAAGTTCCATCCCTAAAGGCACTGCTGGCACACCCACATCAATGAAAACTTATGTTGATGCACAACTAAAAGCAAAAGGTTTGGCTGACACACCAGCAAATCGCAAAACACTACGTGCCGAATATCAAGCATTACCCCAAGCGGAAAAAGGAAAAGCAGCAGCACCAGCCGCAACAGATAACTCGTGGGAACAACTGTTCATAAAGAACAACCCTGCCAAAGCATGGTACCTAACAGACCTAGACCGAAACAAATACCCACAACTATTTGCTGTCATCCAAGAATATGCAAAGGACCGTCCGTTAACTATCGAAGAAAAAAATGCGTATGACGCAAAACTTGAAGGCACAGACTTCTTCCGAGAACTCAGCACCTCTGGCAAAGTACGTGAAATCAAAAACGTTGTAGGAGATTTAGGTTTCGACAGCACAGACTTCACACAGTTTGTTCACACCGCCATCAACATGGGTTACACAGGTGACCGTTTGAAACAAGAAACCTACAAAGAAGTATTTAAGACTGGTGCCGATGGCAAATATGTGAACCCTACAGCGTTGGCTAGAGCAACCAAATCAGCCGACTACCTGAACGTTGTTAACGATGCCCGCGCATATTTTAATACTGCAGGCGCAGACCAAGCATCAGTTCAATCTATTCTTACTGGTGGAATAACCAGAGAAGATTTCCAAAGGCAGCAACGAGAAATCGCTAAGAAACGTTACCCACATTTGGCTGACCTTATCGACCAAGGTGTGTCGTTAGAAAGTTTGGCAGGGAACTTCAAAAACACGGCAGCCGAACTGTTGGAAGTGGACCCAAACACTCTTGACATGTCTGCAGCCGATTATGAGGTTGCCATAAACTTTGGTGAAGAAGGCAAGAAACGTGTTATGAGTACTGGTGAGTGGGATAGGTTGTTGCGTACAGACCCTAAATACAAATGGGAATACACTGAAAACGCTAAAGATGAGGCTAGGGGTTTGGCTGCTAATTTGGTTAAAGCATTCGGAAGGATTATCTAATGGCAATCGATACTGACATAGAAAGTGTTACAACCATCATTGAGGGAACCCTCAAATACTATGGCATGGATACACCAGAGTTATTGGCTGATGTTAATAAAGCAATTGGTTTACGTCTCCTCACAGACAGGTCAACGATAGATGACATTGGTATTCAGTTACGTGACTCCGAATCTTTCAAAACTCGATTTGCAGCAAACGAAACTCGACGTGCTGCCAAGAAACTTCCTTATTCGGTAAGCCAATATCTGCAGTTAGAATCCTCATACCGTAATACACTATTGAGTGCAGGTATGCCAGCAGACTTCTACAACACCCCAGAAGACTTCTCCAACTTCATAGCCAACGACATCTCACCAGATGAAGTCAAAGCCCGCGTAGAACAAGGCTATGCCGCAGTCAAAAACGCTGACCCAAAAGTAGTCAACGAACTTAAAACCATGTACGGACTCGATGATGGCACACTTGCCGCTTTCTTCGTAGACCCAGCACGAACCAAAGACCAAGTGCTAAGAGCAGCCCGTGCAGCCGAAGTAGCCTCACAAGCCCGCCAACAAGCAGGCATCAGCCTTGGTTCAGCAGCAGCAGAACTACTCGTCCAACAAGGCGTAACTCAAGAAGAAGCCCGAACAGGTTTTGCCCAAGTATCCCAACTACAAGAACTCACCCGCCCACTCCAAGGAGAACAAGCCTTGACCCAAGAAGAACTAGTAGCAGGGTCATTGGGAACAAACGCTGCAGCCGCCCAACGAGTAGCCAAAACTCAACGCCGCCGCAAAGCAGGATTCGAAGCAGGCGGAGGGTTCGCCCAAACACAACAATCCAACATCGGACTTACGACCGTAGGAGAATAACCGACATTAGTAAGTAAGTTGTGTTATAGTTACAAACGATACCTTAAACGGTAGGAACCTGTACGGGAATCCCCCGCACCGTACGGCGACATGGGGTGACCAATCAACCGCAGCCACCACGTACCTCGGACATGGTGTGGGCAGAAACGAGAGTGCCATATGTCAGATATTGACAACTACGACAACGAAGACCAAATGGAATCAAACCAAAACCCTGTTAGGGCAAGGATGAAACAATTGGAGAAAGAAACCGCCGACCTACGCAAGTTGGTAGCGGAATCTGAAGTAGCAAAACGAGAACTAGCGTTCGTGAAAGCAGGCATCGACCTCACTGCACCAGCGTCAAAGTACTTTGTTAAAGGCTACGACGGAGAACTTTCCCCAGATGCCATTAGGGAAGCCGCTGTTGAGGCGCAACTGATTAGTCCCCCAGATTCCACCCCTAGCAGAGAAGAAGCAAACGCTTGGCAACGAACCGCAAAAGTCGCGGCAGGAACCCAAACAACGCAACCACCTGTTGACTGGACTCGAAGGCTGAACGACGCACGAAGCCCTCAAGAAGTAGATTCAATCCTGGCAGAAGCACGAATAGCACTACAAAATTCGTAACAACTTCTACACAAAGGAAAAATAATCATGGCAGGCGAAACCCAACTCTCGTCGTTGTCCGTAGACCAGGTAGCATTTGACCGTCTCGCATATTTTGCGTTGCGTTCAGAACTCTTGTTCGACCAGGCAGCAGACGTACAACCAGTACAGCAAGCAATGCCAGGAACTGGCGTCACATTCACAATTTTCAGCGACATTGCAGCAGCAACGTCAACACTGAACGAAGTGACCGACGTTACACCTACAGCATTGTCCGACAGCCAAGTAACCGTAACTCTTAACGAATACGGTAACGCAGTTGTCACCACAGCCAAGTTGCGCGGAACAGCGTTCTTGGATGTTGACTCAGCAGCAGCAAACATCATCGGTTACAACGCAGGCGATTCAATCGACCAAGTTGTCCGTGAAGTGCTTGCAGGCGGAACCAACGTGGTATACGCAACAGGTGGTTCTTCAACACCAACGAGCCGTGTATCAGTTTCGGCTGATGACGTACTTGCCGCTGACGACGTTCGCAAGACCGTCGCACAGTTGCGTGGAGCAAACGTAGCAACCTTCAACGGTTCTTACATCGGCTTCATCCATCCAGACGTTTCATACGACTTCCGTTCAGCAACGGACGCAGCCGCATGGCGTACCCCAGCAAACTATGTCAACCCAGAAGGTATCTACAATGGAGAAATCGGCTTGTTTGAGTCGGTACGTTTCATTGAGACACCACGTGCCAAAGTGTTCACTGACGCTTCGAACGGTACCAGCACAACTGGTGCAGTTGACGTGTATTGCACACACATCATGGGTCGTCAGGCTCTTGCTAAGGCATACTCAGCACAAGATGGTAACGGCGCAGTGCCGAAGATTGTTCGCGGTAACGTGACCGACCTTCTCATGCGTTTGCAGCCATTGGGTTGGTATTGGCTTGGTGGCTACGGTCGCTTCCGTGAGGCAAGCCTCCGTCGCATTGAGTCTTCATCCTCAATTGCAACTAACGTCTAATTAGTTTCTAGTTAGATAAGGCTTTAGCCCCCTGCTTCGGCGGGGGGCTTTTGCTTTTGGTATAGTATGTTGAACGAAAGGTTCCTATGTCAATTTCCAATTATGCAGAACTAAAAATTTTGGAGCATACAACAGGTAAAACTGCGTGGACTATGCCTACGAACGTGTATGTGAAACTGCATTTGGGGGACCCTGGTGAGGCTGCTACTTCTAATGCGGCTGTTGAGGCTACTCGTAAGGTTGCTGCGTGGGCTACTGCTGCGTCGGGTTCTATTGTGACTTCTGGAACGATTGAGTGGACTAATGTTTCGACTACTGAAACTTATTCGCATTGGTCTTTGTGGGATGCGTCTACTGCTGGTAATGCTTTGTGGTCGGGTGCTTTGGCTACTACGGCGGCTGTGACTGCTGGCGATACTTTTCAAATCACGTCACTTACGTTGACGCTGGACTAGGAAGGTAGCCCTTAGTGGCAACAGGTTTTCCTACTTCGCTTGATGCGTTGACTAATCCGCTTTCTACGGATGCGTTAACAAGTCCTTCTCACGCTGACCAGCATGCTGATGTGAATGATGCTGTTGAGGCGTTGCAGGCTAAAGTGGGTGTGACTGCTTCGGCTGTTGTAACCAGTTTGGATTATAAGGTTAATAAACCGTTGAACTCGGATGTTTTGGCGGCAATTATTTTGATGGATGTCGGCGCATGAAAACGTGTACTAGGTGCGATAAAGAAAAAGAACTAGTCGAGTTCTATAAAGAGCGTTTGTCTAAAGATGGTTTTCAAACAGTCTGTGTTGCTTGTACCAGAATCGCACAGGCTATTTACCATAAAGAATGGTATCAAAAAAACAAAGAGTCAAAACTTTTGTCTAACGCTAAATGGCATGCCGAAAATCCAGACAAAATGAGCGAATACCAAAAGTCGTATTTCAAATCTCACCCAGAACAATCAAGGTTGAAAGGGAGTCGCCGCAGGGCGCGTAAATTAAACGGTGGTGTTTACTCTGTGACAGTTAAGGAAATTGCTGACATGTTGAAACGCCCATGTTTTTATTGTGGCGAAGAATCGAAACACATTGACCATATTGTTCCGTTGTCCCGTGGTGGTCGCCATAGCATCGGCAATTTGATACAGGCGTGTGCTTCGTGTAACCTATCTAAAAGCAACAAATTCGTAATTGAATGGAGCGCGTAGTATGGCATCGGGTGACAGAGTTGAATCTAGGTTGGGTGGTCCAACACAGTTGGGTACTTCGACTACGACTGTTTGTACTGCGGCTTCGGGTGTTACTGAGGTTATTAAGCAGATTGTTATTTGTAATACGGATACGGTTGACCGTACTGTGACTTTGGCTATTGGTTCTGCGAATGATGCTGCGAATCGTATTATGTCGGGGTTGCCTATTGGTGCGAATGATGTGATGGTTTGGGATACGGCTCTGGTGTTGTTAACTGGTGAGACGTTGCAGGGTTTGTCTGATACGGCTTCTAAGGTGACGGTTACGGTTGTCGGTTGGGAAAAAACCAACTAGTTATGGGGATTGATGCTGCTTACGGTATTGGTTCTTTGAAGCAAGGTGTTTGTACTAGTTCTACGCGCCCTGCTTCACCGTTTGAGGGTCAGCAAATTTATGAGACTGATACAGATACACTTCTTGTTTACAATGGTTCTGCTTGGGTTTGTATCACGCCAAAATCTGGTCATACAAGCACTCAAGAAAACACAACTTCTGCAACTTTCGTAAGTTTGACCAACGACCCGTCAGTATCTATACAAACAGGCACCAAAGCATTAGTGACCATTGCTGTTCGTCACATTCTTATAGGTGGCGGTGCGGGATATTGCACAACTAGTTACGTTATATCTGGAGCAACAACATTGGCTGCTACTGAAGGCAAATCAGCCCAAAATTATATTGGTTCCGCAGACTTAGGTAATGACCGTTCTGCTTCTTTTACATATATGGAAACTGGTTTGACTGCTGGTGTTAACACTTTCAAAATGCAACATAAGTCTGGTTCTGGTGCGTTGTATGCTACTCAGCGTTCTATAACTGTTGTTGGGATTCCGTAATGACTATTTCTGCTACTACACAAGGGCTAAAAACATGCACCAGGTGCAAAGCAGAACAGCCGTTGTCAAGTTATAGCGTTAGAATTAACGGCAAATACTTATCGAAATGTCGACCATGCCTTGCAAAAGCATCAGCCAATTACCGTGCCAACAACAGAGAAAAATATCTTGCCGACAAGAGAGCAGCATATAAAAAAAGACAAGAAAAAACTTCTTGCGCAGCGACTTCTTTCAACTGGGACAATCTTTCTATTAACCAAAAAGAGGCAAGTGGATGTGGAATCTACTGCATAACCATTAGTGATTATTTTTACATTGGTTCTTGTGTGAATTTTAATGACAGAATGTATGACCACACTCGGAAACTTGGTTACGGTAAGCACGTAAATCGTTTTATGCAAAATGTGTTTAACAAATACAAAACATTTGACGCTGAGTTAATTGAGTCATGTTCCCCATCTGAACTTGCATCTACCGAACAACGCTATATCGACCAGTGGTTTGGTCATAAAAATTGTTTGAACCTGCGACCGAATGTAAAAACTATGCTTGGATTTAAACATAGCGAAGAAACAAAAAAGAAATTATCTGCTATTTTTAAGGGTGTAAACAGTAGGAGTCCAAAATGACCATCTCGGCAACAACTCAGGGACTCAGGCAGGGCGTTTGTACTTCGTCTAACAGACCTGCAACACCGTTTGAAGGTCAAATGATTTACGAAACTGATACCGACCTATTAAGAATTTGGAACGGGTCAGCATGGAAAACCTTGGCTGCTGCTGCGCCAGCACAGGGAACTATTTTGCAAACCGTAGAAAGCGCAAACGACACGACGTTACGTCCTACTACTTCCACAACTTTTGTAGACAGTGGTTTGACTTTGACAATTACCCCACAAGCAAGCACAAGTAAAATTCTTTGTGTTTATACAATAAACGGGTACGTTGCTGGGTCTGCAACAGGTTTGGGTATAAGGCTTCTACGAGGAGCATCAACAGTTGTCGTCGCAGATTTAGACAACGGCTACGGCAGCGCAAGCGGTAACGCATTTAACACTATGCTTTATTGCGTTGATTCGCCAGCCACTACGTCAGCAACTACTTACAAAATCCAATACAACCGAAACCAAGGTGCAACCACCGCCTATATGGGTGCATCCGCAGCACCAGTAAGTCGTTTTTTCGCTATGGAGATTGCAGTATGATTACCCCACCCATGATTCAACTACTATTGGACAATGGTTTTACTGATGGATGGGCAATGTCAGAAGAAACTCTCGTTCTTTGGGAACATGAAGTTGACCCGCCAGCACCGTTAGTACGACCACCGTTAGGAGAGTCTGATGCCTCTTAGTTCTGTTGTTGGTGCGCAATCAATTATTAAACCTGGTGTGTGTACGTCGTCGACACGCCCTGCTGTGCCGTTTGAAGGTCAAATGATTTATGAGACTGACACGGACAAGGTGTTGGTTTGGAACGGGTCGGCGTGGTATGCGAACTGGAACCTGCCGTGGGGTCAAGTTGGTTTAACAACTAGCACAACTTTATTGCAGGCTGGCGTAACTACAGTGGTTGACTTAACAGGCATGTCCGTTACTTTTACGGCAATTGCTAGCAGAAATTATAAAATATCGGCTCAAATGTATGGTTTTCCAACAGTTACAAACGCTTCTTCTTCTGTGTTAATTAAGCAAGGTGCA